GCACGTCTGAGTAAAGGCACACATTTGGGCTTACCACCAACAGACGTAATCGTGGTGGATTGTTCTATAGATAACGAGAATGCAAAAAGTATTGAAGATTGATGATCTAAACCCTGATGGTGTGAGGATTGTAGTAAACTGGGAGCGTATGGTAACAAGTTCCTCTGTGTTTATCTTGTGTATTAACACAGATGTGTGCGTGAGACAGGTAGAAAAAATAGCTAAACGTAAGGGTTGGACTATAAAAAATCAAATAAAAGTAGAAAATAGTAAATTAGGTGTTCGTTTTTGGAGAGTTCTATGATACATTGTTTGGGTATCATAATAATATTTCTCTCTCCCTAAACTGACCCCCTTCGGGGGGTATTTTTTACCCATACTCCATTTTTAATTCTGATAGTGCTATTGGTTATTATGTCTCAATGCGTGCCGGCATCGGAATCAATTCAGGAAGGGTTAGAGGAATCAACTCAAAAATCAGAGGCGGTGAAGTTCAGCATACGGGTGTCATCCCTTTCCTTAAAAAGTTTGAGGCAACAGTTAGATGTTGTACTCAAAATGGTGTCAGAGGTGGTAGTGCAACCACTCACTTCCCTATATGGCACAAAGAAATAGAAGACATCATCGTACTAAAAAACAATAAAGGTAGTGAAGATAATAGAGTTAGAAAACTAGATTATTCTATTCAGTTGTCAAAACTATTCTATGAAAGATTTTTAAAGAACGAAGAGATTACATTGTTCTCTCCTCATGATGTACCTGGTCTTTATGATGCATTCGGTACAGATGAGTTTGATGAAATGTATGAAAAATATGAGAGAGCATACTCAATACCTAAGAAAAAAGTAAGTGCTAGAGATTTAATCTTAGAGTTACTAAAAGAACGAGCAGAAACAGGTCGTATATACATTATGAATATTGACCATGCAAATAGTCATAGTTCATTCAAAGATAAAGTATCTATGAGTAACTTGTGTCAAGAAATCACACTACCTACTAAACCTATTCAAAGTCTTAATGATATGAATGGTGAAATTGCTTTATGTATTCTATCAGCAATCAATGTAGGTATTCTAAAAGAACTAGATGACTTAGAAGAGTTATGTGATTTGTCTGTAAGAGCATTAGATGAGATTATAGATTATCAAGAGTATCCTGTAAAAGCGGCAGAGATATCTACAAAAGCAAGAAGAAGTTTAGGTGTAGGTTATATTGGACTTGCACACTATCTTGCAAAACATAAAGTTAAGTATAGCGATAAACAAGCACACAAACTTGTAGATGAATTATCAGAGGCATTTCAATACTATTTGTTAAAAGCATCTAATAATCTAGCAAAAGAAAAAGGTAAGTGTTCATACTTTGATAAGACTAAATATAGCGATGGAAAACTACCGATTGATACATACAAAAAAGATGTAGATGATATCGTAAAGAGAAAGTTAACTTATGATTGGAATACTTTACGCAAGGATATCAGAGAGCATGGGTTACGAAACTCAACACTCTCAGCACAAATGCCTAGCGAAAGTTCCTCTGTGGTCTCAGGTGAAACGAATGGTATTGAACCTCCGAGAGCATATCTCTCAGTTAAGAAAAGTAAGAAAGGAACACTTAAACAAATAGTTCCTCAATATACTACTCTTAAAAACAATTATACTTTGTTATGGGATATGCCAAGCAACGAAGGTTATATCAAGATAGTTGCAGTAATGCAGAAATATTTTGACCAAGGTATTTCAGGCAACTGGTCTTATAACCCACAAAACTTTGATAATAATGAAGTGCCTGTATCAGTTATGGCACAAGACTTGTTGACAACTTATAAGTATGGTTGGAAAACATCTTACTATCAAAATACAAATGATGGTAAAACAGATGATGAACCAGCACACCCAATAGGTTGGCATGATAATGTAAAAGAAGAAACAAAACAAGCAGACGAAGAAGTTTGCGATGCTTGTGCAATATAAAGGATAAAATATGGCATTCTTATGTAGTAATTTACCTCATGTTGATGTTTTCGTGAAGAAAGAATATTTGTACGATTTACAAAAAGGTCATGGTGAATTAGAACCAGGACTATGGATTTCAGTTAAATCTATACAAGGTAGAGCATTATACTTTGAAACTTATTTACCGAACTACGGTGCTTTGTATGATAAATTACCCATATCAGCATTCGTTTGGAAAGAAGATTACGGAGAAAGTTTGCCTTTATCAGAGTTACAGTTATGGGATTGTTTCAGTTATGATATATCTGTGATAGAAAAGAATTTCTTAGGTGGTAATATGTGTAAATATCTATCACCACAAAAGAAGTGGTATGGTGGACATTATTTGTTTACTATAGACAGTTGCAATGCAACAAATCAAGATTTGAATGTTGGGTTTAGTGAAACACCTAGTCAACACAAATCATTTAATATTATTAAGTTAGAGAATGGTCATTTTGCCGCTCAACCTAATAATAGAGTAATATTTTACGATAAGTCTTACACTCCTAGCAAGATGAAGATGCCTGATTTTAAAGTTTCTACGATAGAGTATGGTGTAGAAGGTGAGAACAAGTGGACCGCAGGTGATAGCGAAGACTTTTTTTATGATTTAAACGAAAGAGAGTAGAAAGAAATGGTAAGTGTATTTAATCAAAAGAAAGTTGACTTTACAAAACAAGCAATGTTTTTTGGTGAAGACCAAGGAATGCAAAGATATGATGAGTTCAAATATCCTATATTTGATAAACTAACTCAAAGACAATTAGGTTTCTTCTGGCGACCTGAAGAAGTATCTTTGCAAAAAGATAGAAACGATTATAACGAATTACAAGACGAACAAAAGCATATATTTACAAGTAATCTAAAATATCAGATACTTTTAGATAGTGTTCAAGGTAGAGGACCTGCATTAGCATTCTTACCTTTCTGTTCGATACCTGAATTAGAAGGTTGCATCGTAACATGGGACTTCATGGAAACTATTCATAGTCGTAGTTACACCTACATGATTAAGAATTTGTATCCTGATCCTAAAGAGATTTTTGATAAAGTTATTGATGATAAGAGAATAATGGAAAGAGCAGATAGTATTACAAAGTGCTATGATGACTTTATTAACTCTTCTCATGCATATAATGTAAACGGTACTGGTTCAATGAAAGAGTTAAAAAGAAAACTCTGGAGAGCATTGATTACTGTAAACATACTAGAGGGTATAAGATTTTATGTTTCATTTGCATGTACTTTTGCATTCGGTGAATTAAAACTCATGGAAGGTAGTGCAAAGATTATTTCATTTATTGCAAGAGATGAAAGTCAACACCTTGCAATTACTCAGCATATAATTAAAAATTATATGAGGCATGAAAACGATAAAGAAATGCTAGAAGTAATCAAAGAAGAAAAAGATTTCGTTTATGAAATGTATAGAACTGCAGTAGATGAAGAAAAGAGATGGGCACAATATCTATTTAAAGATGGTTCGATGATAGGTCTTAATGAGAAACTATTATCAGACTATGTTGAGTGGGTAGCAAATAAAAGAATGAAGGCGATAGGACTAGATACTATATATGGTATCAAACCGGGAGATAATCCTTTGCCTTGGACTATGCATTGGTTAAATAGTTCAGGTCTACAAAATGCACCACAAGAAACTGAAGTAGAAAGTTATATTGTTGGCGGCATCAAGCAAGATGTAGAGAAAGATACATTCAAAG